ACTATAATGAATCAGAATACAATGAAACCCCAGATGACTACCAAGGATTTGTGTATGTTATCACAGAATTGGGTACAAACAAAAAATATATCGGTAAAAAGAACTTTTGGAGGCCTAAGGTATTACCAAAAAATTCTAAGAGAAACCGAAGAGTCAAAACCAGAGTCCCAAGTGACTGGCAACAATATTATGGATCTAATAAAGAACTTCAATTACTCGTTGAACAACGAGGGCAAGATAGTTACAAAAGAGAAATCTTAAAGCTATGTAGAACTAAAGGTGAGATGTCTTATTTTGAGGCTAAATTCCAATTTGACAATGATGTTCTTATTAGCGACGAATATTATAATGAGTTTATAGGATGCAAGATACATTCGAGACATTTACCAAAAGACTTAAGGATTTCTACGGAGACAAACTAGTAGATCCAGAAATGTATCCTGAAGTTTTTTCATATCAAGTAAAAATATATATGTACATTTACGGAAAATAGTGGTATAATAGACCTACAATAAAGATAGGAACTATATTATGATTTTAGTAGACTTTAGTGCCATTGCTGTGGCTAATATTGCTGTACAAAAACTTAACGAAGAAGATATGATTCGTCATATGATTCTTAACACGTTACGTATGTATCGCACTAAATACAAAGATAAGTATGGAGAACTCGTACTTGCGTGTGACGGACCCAACAACTGGCGTAAATCACACTATCCGCAATACAAAGCAAATCGTAAGAAAACACGAGATACATCTTCATTTGATTGGAATGCAGCATTTACTATTATGAATAATGTTCGCGAAGAAATCAAAGAAAACTTTCCATATAAAGTATTGCATATCGATGGCTGTGAAGCTGATGATATTATTGCTACGATAGTAGAAAATACTCAAGAATTTGGTCAGTACGAAGATGTTATGATTATTTCTGGTGATAAAGACTTTGTTCAATTACAGAAGTATGATAATGTTACACAGTTTTCTCCAGTCCAGAAAAAGCTAGTTATAGAAAAAAATCCACGTGCATTCTTAGTAGAACAAATTATGCGTGGTGATACATCTGATGGTGTACCAAACGTATTATCAGATGATGATGTATTTGTAGAAAGTAGAAGGCAGACACCACTATCAAAGAAAAAGCTAGACACTATTATCGAAGATCTTAATGATGGTGAACTATTATATGCGGCTAGTTGGTATCGTAACTATTGTCGTAATAAGAAACTAATTGATCTTACAGAAACACCGCAAGATCTAAAAAATGCAATCATTCAAGAATTTAATCAATCGATTGCACAAGAAAAGCGCGGTATGGTGTTTCCATATTTGATAAATAAAAGGTGTAACCAGTTAATTGAATCGGTTCAGGAGTTTATATAATAAATGAAAATGTATGTATATGAAGTATTTGAGGATGTTAAAAAAGCCGCATCTAAGTCAGAAAAAATTTCTATTCTAAAAGATAATGAATCATGGGCTTTGAAAGATATAATTAAAGGATCTATGGATCCAAGAATTAATTGGCATTTGCCAGCTGGAGAAGTTCCGTACACCCCATGTGAAGAGCATAATGCTCCATCTAATCTTAAACGTCAGAATAAAAAATTTACCTACTTTGCAAAAGGTGGTAAAGGTGATCAGATGCCACAATTCAAAAGAGAGAAAGTTTTTCTTTCTATTTTGGAATCAATTCATCCAAATGATGCAGAATTGATGGTAAATATGATTAATAAGAAAACACCTGATGGTGTTACAAAAACAATAATTCAGGAGGCATTCCCTGGTCTTATCGGAGAATAGCTTTAATTTCACAACTAACCTAAGAGCATGTGCGCATTCTGTGTCATGCTCTTTTTTTATGGAGAAAATTCTAATGGTATTTGCTCAAAAAGAAAGACTCGTTAAAGATAGCCAAGATCTAGCAGATTATGCTAAGAAATTATTAGCTAAAGGCAGAGTCGAGCAGGCGCAAAAGATTAAAGCAAAAAGAGATTTTGTGTTACGAACATTAGAGGAAATGCAACCAAATCCCACTTAAAACAAAATAAACCGGTGTACAATCTCGGCCCATATGGTATAATAAGTATATCTTAATTAAGCGGAGGTAGTATCCCTATGAAATATAGCGGTATAGTTAATCAGGAATTTATTGATTACCTGAATAAAAAAGTTAGCGATGATACCAGAGATCCTGTATTAGCAGCTCGTCAATGGTCTTTTGAATTTCCTGAAAGACACTTATGCAGCGTCAAAGGTAGTGGTCATGTATTGCATGAAGGTTATGAATACGATACAGAACATGAATTTTTTGGCAAATGCGATTTCAAATACCATAATAAAGAAGGTGTACTTCGTCTAACAGATTATGTATATAAGAATATTATTAAGAAAAACATTGATACGTTTATTACATGGAAGTGGTTAGGTAGAAACCCTAATGAATCTGTAAAATTAAATGAAAAAGTTAAATACGAATTAATCATGTACATTGACGCAGAAACAGTGTATAATAATGCTATACTGAATGGAGACAGGTATGAATATTTTTATTCTTGATAAAGATCCAGTGATTGCTGCTCAATTGCAATGTGACAAACATGTGGTAAAGATGATTGTAGAGTCTGCACAAATGCTATCTACAGCGCATCGTATGTTAGATGGTACTATACAAATTGCTCCATCAAAATCTGGTAAACGTATGGTAAAACACTATCGCTTGTTCGATGATGCTCATCTTGACGAAACACTATACAAGGCTGTACATTATAAGCATCCTTGTACAGTATGGACTATGGAATCCAATCTTAATTATGATTGGCATTGGATACATTTTAAAGCTTTATGCGACGAGTATACATACAGGTATGGTAAAGTCCACTCGTCTGAACGATTATTGCAACCTTTACGTATACGACCAAAAAATATACCAAAAGGTAAACTAACTCCATTCAAGCTTGCAATGAAAGCAAATCCAGAATGCATGTTAGAAAATGCCGTATTGTCATATCGTGCTTTTTACCAAACAAAACAAGATCGTTTCAAAATGGTATGGACAAAACGTTCAAAACCAGGATGGTTTCAGGAGAAATATAGTAATGGATAAATTAGATCAACTTGACTTCTTATATAAAGAAATTAAAATTGCAGAATCAAGATTACAGCCGCATGATACTGGACATATTAATACTGCAATTTCATGGATGAATCATAGAGTTTCAGAAATTAAAGAAGAAATTCGTGCTTCGCAATATAAAAATCCTATCGGTAGGGTTGATAGTTTTAGTGGTAATCCTCCTCATAAAGGTTTAGTATAGTGCCAACATATACATTAAAGCGCGTATCTACTGGAGAAGAGTGGAATGTTCATTGTCCTTTTGACGATTTAGCACAAATGCTAGAAGATGATGATGTAGTAAAAGTTCTTACAGTACCTAATTTTACTACACAGCCATTGCAAGATAACGTTGCAAGAGCTGGTAAAGATTGGCAAGAACATTTAGGTCGTATTAAGAAAAACTCTGGTAGAAAAAATACAATTAACGTATAGGTATATGATGAATAAATCAACTGCCACTATTCGTGACTTAGTTGTACACGAACCAATTACTGAGAATCAAACAAAGGCGTATGAAGCTTGGGATGATGGAGATAATATTATTTTAGCTGGTTCTGCTGGAACAGGTAAAACATTTATTGCGTTATATCTTGCACTCGAAGCTGTTCTTGAGAAAGCAACTCCATATAAAAAGATTATTTTAGTTAGATCTGTGGTACCTACAAGAGATATGGGTTTTTTGCCTGGTACTATGGAAGAAAAAAAGGGTCCATATGAAATACCTTATCAAAGTATTTGTATGCAACTACTCAATGATCAGGCAGCATACAATAAATTGGTGGCATCAAAGCAGCTTGAGTTTACCACGACATCCTTTATTCGTGGTCTTACTATTGATAATAGTATCATTATTGTTGACGAGATGCAAAATCTAAACTTTCATGAACTTGATTCTATTATCACACGAGTTGGAGAAAATACCCGTATTGTTTTTTGCGGTGACTATTACCAATCAGATTTTAAAGACGAATCTGAAAGAAGTGGAATTCAAAGGTTTTTGCGTATCGTAGAACAACTTAAAAACTTTGAAGTAATTACATTTAATTGGCACGACATTGTACGTTCTGATTTTTTAAGAGACTATATAATGACAAAAGAAATGTTAGGAATGAGATGACCCGCGTATTTGAGCATGAGCATTTAGATCTTGGTTATGATGATTTAATTACAGAAAATAAAAATGGAAAAAGAGTATATAATACTCCAGACGGCAATCAATTTCCTAGTGTAACAAGTGTGTTGAGCATTATTAATGAAGAGCACATTGCTGCATGGCGTAAAAGGGTAGGGGAAGAAGAAGCTAATCGTGTTGGCCATCGAGCATCAAGTCGTGGCACATCTGTTCACTCTATTTTAGAAAGATATTTGTTAAATGAAGATACATCAGAATTTCTCCCTCATGTTAAGCAAAGCCTTCAAAATCTCAGGCCAATTCTTGATAGATCTATCGGGAAAATCTTTGGTCTCGAGAGTGCTCTTTTTAGTCGCCATCTTGGGTTGGCTGGTCGTGTTGATTGCGTAGCTGAATTTGATGGTGTACCCTCAATTATCGACTTTAAGACCTCTCGGTACCCTAAGAAAAAGGAAAAGATTCCTAACTATTTCGCACAGGCTAGCGCTTATGCGATTATGTTCGAAGAGAGGACTGGCCTCCCAATCACTAACACCGTTATTCTTATGGACGTGGACGACAATGCCCCTATTGTCTTCAAGGAACACCGAGATAACTACACCGACCTTTTATTTAAGACGATAGAAGAGTTTAAGCGGCGTAAATTATTTTCATCTTAATGCGTTTTTAGCATGTACAAACTCCCTTTTCTATGGTATAATAGATCCATAATTAAAGAGGAGCTAAATTATGAGAATAGAAGTTGAATTATTAGAAGCACAAGAATTTGCTTGTGAATATTACAATATTCCCCGTCAAGAGTTTGTAGAAAAAGCTGCAGTACGTTATCCATCGATAAAGCGTCAAGCTCAGTTGTTTCTGTATGCTGTAAAAGCATATGATGAAATTCAGCAAGAAATGATGGAGGTAGCATAATGATTATATATCTTGATATGGACGGTGTAATTGCTGACTTCTTCAATGGTATTGAAACATACTATGAAGTAAATCATTGGAAATCTATTAAACATCGCGATGGCATTTTTGTAGAACTTCGTGATACAGATTTTTTCTATCAGCTAAAAACATTTAAAGCTGACTCACACAAGATTGTGAGAAAAGTACAAGAACTTGCATCTATCAACAAAATTGATTGGGGTATCTGTTCTTCGCCTTTACGTGGTGATACTAACAACTCTTCATATTGGAAAAGACGTTGGTTAGAAAAACAAAGTATGGTACCACCAAAAATCGAAAATATGATTTTTACAAGTAATAAGCATAAGTATGCTATTGATCATATAACTCGTACACCTAATATTCTTATCGATGATAAGCCTGAAAATATTAGACGATGGAAAGAAGCTGGTGGTATTGGTATTCGCTTCCAGTGTAATGAAGACGATATTGAAGAATACTTATTCGTAGAACTAGAAAGGGCTATTGCCGAATGTCACTAACTGAAATGATGAATCTTCGTACAAGGTTTGAACAAATTACTGAAGAATTCAAACTTGATTCGTACGGTTCTGATATATATAGTCTAAAGCATTTTGTTGAAAATGGACATAGATCCAATTCACTTCGTAATGATTTCAGAGAAGCTATGGAGATTGCTGAAGCAATCATTACGGAGTACGAAAATGTCAGAGACGACTGTAAAAACAGTGAGTGGACTGGATGAAGCTGATACCAATGGTGATGGTCATATCAGTCCTAAAGAACTTGAAATGCATCTTGAGTTTAAAAGAAAAGAACTTGAGGATGCCGATGCACAAAGAGATGCCATGAGAAAAATGACATGGTTTGCATTATTCGGAATGCTATTATATCCAGCAATTATTTTAATTACAACTTTAGCTGGTCAAGATAAAGCTGCAGAATTAATTAGCGATATTGCTCCAACATATTTTGTATCTATTTCTGTATTGGTTGCTGCATTTTTTGGTGCAGATGCCGTAAAGGGTAAAAAACCATCACCTAAAAAATGATGGTTAAGTGGTTACTAGTAATGGTTACTATCGTTAATGGTGAACCAGTTGCTGAAAGTATAGATATATTCGAAGGCTTGAATAATTGTTATTTTGCAAAAACTGAACAAGAATTTAAGTATGATTTTAGGACTATGAAGCGAGATTGGGTCTGTATTAGAATTGAAGGCCACTGGGACTATCTACTTCGTTATTAGAGGTTATTATGAAAAGAATGATTTATCAAGTCGCAGTAGGCGCGAAATCTAAACTATATGATCATTGTATTAAATCAGTAAAAGCATATTGCGATACGCATGATATTGATCATGTAATACAAACTGTTCCTAAGTTGCGTATCAAACCTGACATCTTCATGACAGGGCGTAGTAAAGAATCTTACGAGAAACATGGCGGTTTTCTTCCAATCTTTGAGAAGGAAAACGCCTTTTCTTATTTTAAAGACTATGATCAAATTGCAATCATTGATGCAGATATTTGGATTCGTCCTGGTGCACCTGATATATTTTTAGAAATAGATGCTGATGTAGATTTTGGCGGTGTGGTTGAAAGCGAAATGCCAATTGAGCCATGGTATAATCAAAAAATATTGGGGTATTCTCGCATGCAATACGGAACTCTTAAGATTCCTGCATGGAATGGTCAATACAACGATAAAACTGGATTTCCATTTATGAATATGGGAATGATGGTAATGAATAAGTCATTTGCCAAATATCTTAATAATCAAACGCCAGAACAGTTTATACGTAGATCAGAATTTAAACAATTCGTTGATGGTGTAGGACCATGGAAATGGTCTACAGATCAGACGTTACTTAATTACTGGGTAAATACATGCGGTATGAACGTGCAAAGACTCAATTGGAAATGGAACGCTCTCTTTACTGCAGTTAAATCTGATAAGGTAAAAGAAGCAAACTTTGTACATTTTTTCTTAAAAGACAAATTACCAAACAAGGGCGAAAACGTAAAGGAGCTAATGACTAAAGTATGAACATAAGCGACATTTCTAAAAAAATATTTATTCATATTCCAAAAAATGCTGGTATGACCGTTAGGCATAGTTTATTAGTAAAAGATAATATTATTGCTGCTGATGCACGTATACACAAAAGTAAACAATACACAAACGGTTTACTTAAAACAATGAAAGAATTAGGAGATCATCACGGCATTCAGCATGCACGATGGGTGGATCTTCATGAAAAATTTACAAAGGTACACGATGCTTTTGCAGTTATTCGTAATCCATGGGATAGAGTAGTTTCAAGATATTTCTTTGCTAAAAAGGTTATTGAAATTGAAAAAAAGCAAAATCCTGGATATGCTGATACCTCATCGTTTGAAGCTTTTCTAGAAGAGCGTCATAAATGGGGTGATAAAGAATATATGTGGCATAGAGCAGTCAGAGGGTGGTATCCGGCTGCTGATTACGTCACCGATTCTAATGGTAAACTAGTGTGCGATATGCTAAGATTAGATCATTTGAAAGAAGATCTTATAAGATATTTTAACATTCCTATGATGGGACGAAATAGGAATGTGACCGCTTTGAATGAGGGTACATATAAAGATATGTACAACAAAGAAACAATTCAAATCATTGCTGATTGGTACAAAAAAGATATTGATATGTGGGGATTTGATTTTGATAGTGGACCAACTAAAAATTATTGGAGACTAGATAATGAGTGAGCTCGGAAATCTATTTAATAAGTATGGATGTGATAAGACTAGAAAACACCGATACGAAAAAATCTATGAACCTGTGTTTAAAAAACTAAAAAATAAAACTGATTTGCGAATCTTAGAAATTGGTGTATTTAATGGTCATAGCACTGAGGCTTTGCACGAATATTTTCCACACGCTGAATTATATGGTTTAGATATTTTTACTCGCACAAATCCAGAAGATCTCGAGTGTTATAAAAAAGATAGAACACAGTGGATTAAAGCTAGTAGTATGGACACTACAGTTTACAAACAAATTCGTGATAAGTTTGGTAAGTCCGTAAAGTTTGATATTATCATTGATGATGGTATGCATACACCAACAGCAAATAAAGAAACCTTTTTAAATCTTAAGAGATTGCTAAAAAAAGAAGGTGTTTATTTTATTGAAGATGTTTGGCCTTTAGAATTAATGAATGATAAAGAACTAGAACATCAATGGTTGCAACGATATCCTGATCGATATAATTCTATGGATAATCAACTGTTCTTGAATGCACTAGAGCAATCTGACTTGAGAGTTTTACGACATGATAACCGTAAATTAACTAAACAACCAGATAGTTATATCATTGAGTTAAGATCATGAAAGCATATGTGATTACAATATTAGGTCATACATTGTCAGAAGCTGCAGCTGAAAATTGTATAGCCTCATCTGAACAAGTAGGCAATGATTTTACGATTGAAAAATTTGAAGCTAGTACACCTATTGATTGCGGCGAAGTAATGTCAGATTATGGAATTCAATGGGATTATCCATGGGAAGGTGAAGAAACTTGTCTTAAAACTGGATTACGATTATCTGCGTATCAAACAAGAGATCCATTAGCAAGAGTTTCGTGTGCAGTAAGTCATTATAGATTATGGCAAAAATGCCAAAATGAAAATGAACCAATTTTAGTATTAGAACATGATGCCCAATTTAGAAAAAAACTTAATCCTGATTATATCCTTCAATCAAAATATAATATTATTGGTTTAAATGATCCTATTGGTGCAACTCGTAGATCACGTCAGTTTGATTCAATTGTAAAAAATTGTAAGACAGACATCTGCAAAATTCCAAATGTGGATTCATTCGATGTTCCGCAGGGTTTAGCTGGAAACAGCGCATATATAATTAAACCTAAAGGAGCTAGTGCTGTAATTGCTGCAGTCGAAGATTATGGATTATGGCCTAATGACGCAATTATGTGTAAACAATTGGTCAAAAGAATGGGTGTGACTAAGCAATATTATACATTTGTTCAAGGATTACCTTCAACTACTACGGATTAAAAATGAAAGCCTTTGTAATTACTATTGAGTCAATTGAGAAATCAGTACAAGCCGCTAACAGATGCATTAAATCTGGAAAAAAGTATGGATTTGCAATTGAAAAATTTAAAGCAATAACACCATCAGATAGACCTATTGAATTAATTCATAAATTAGGTATTTCACCCCACGGATTTGTAGAAAAATATTCTAGATTAGATAATACTGTTGCTGCATTTTTATCTCATTATAATTTATGGAAAAAAGCTGTAGATACAAATGAAGATATTATCATCTTCGAGCATGATGCTGTAGTTACAGGTTCATTACCAACAGACTTTAAATTTAATAAAGTAATTACATTTTCAAAACCATCTTATGGCAAATTTAATACTCCAATGAAAATTGGAGTTGATGGTTTAGTACAAAAACAATATTTCGGTGGAGCACATGGATATATAGTAAGTCCAAAAGGTGCTAAAGAGTTAATGGAAAAAGCTAAAATAGAAGCAGCTCCAACAGATGTATTTTTGAATTTGAATTTATTTCCATGGCTAGAAGAATTATATCCATGGATTTGTATAGCTTCAGATTCTTTTACTACTATTCAAAAAGAAGCTGGTTGCTTGGCTAAACATAGATATGATGAAACATACGAGATTATTTGATGAATAAGAAAATTAGAGATGAATTGTTTGTAACTGGCTGTGACCATAAAACTGAATGGCAGTTGCCATGGTTTCTTAAGAATTTCAAGAAACAGAGAAATAAAACAAAAATTATAATTACAGATTTTGGTATGTCACAAGATATGGTGAACAAAGTAGTAAAACACCCCTGTGTTGAAGCCATTATGACTATGGATACCAAAGGTAAAGAACGAGGCTGGTTTAAAAAGCCATTATCCATGTATCATGTTCCAGCAAAAAGAGCTGTATGGTTAGATACTGATTGCCAAGTTCTAGCAAATATTGACAATATGTTTTCTATGCTAAAACCAAATATGTTAAATATGGTTGAAGATAAACCATGGACTAAACGCCGCGGCGAAGTTTGGTATAATTCTGGTGTTGTAGGCTATATCGATAAACCTACTGTATTAGCGCAATGGTGTAATGTAGTTCATGCTCAACAAAATATTGGTGATCAAGAAATGTTGCACTCTATGTTGAATCCAATTACTCAGCTAGCTAATATTAATCCGTTACCAAATGAGTATAACGTTATGCGGTTGCAAGTTGAACAGGATAATTATAATGGTAGAATTAAAATTATGCATTGGACTGGCGAAAAAGGTAATGATACAATTAGGAGTATGATGTAATGCCAAGAATTGTACAAGTAATTGGAAATGGTGATTCAGCTGCATTTTATAATGAAGTTCCAAAAAGAAAAGGTCTCAAGCTTACATGTAACTTGGCACCGTTTGAAGTTGAAGGAGTATATGCTACTTGTATTGTAGACTTTAAAATGATGAATACTATTCATAAAGGAGAAATTCAAGTACCTGGAGAATGGATTTGTGGTGCACGGCCAAAAGAATATTGTAATAGAAATCCTAAATTTCATCTACAAATTGCAGGTCAAATTAAAGAATTCTATACTAAACTACCTAAATACGCTGCTAACTATACAGATTTGAATTGCGGTCATATGGCAACTTATTATGCATGTGAGAAATTAAAAGCTGATGAAGTACATCTTTGGGGATTTGATTCTATATTTGATTTTAATTTACGTAGTTACACAGATCTTGTTATAAACTCTGATAGAGGTGGTATGAATAACCATCGTCTTGCAAATAACTGGCGACCACTATGGAAAAATATGTTTAAAGATTTTGATGGCACCGGTAAGCATCAGCGCGTTAAGTTTGTATTACATCATAAACACGATAAGCTTAAGTTTAAGCCATCAGATAATGTCGAAATAGAAGTTCATAAGTAAAAATAAACATGTACATTGCTTGCATTATAGGGTATAATAGATCCATAATGAAAGAGGAGCAATCATGAATATTATTGAAGTAATTGGTGGTACAGCAAAAGAACGTAAGCTTTGTATAGAAGCTGCAGAATTTGCTGTGCACAAACTTATGCCACGCATGAAGACATTAGATATTACTATTGAGATTAAGAATATCTATGACACAGTTGACGGTTATTGTTTACAGGTTGATAACCGTACATTTGAAATTGAGATACAAAAAGGTATCGATGAAGATGATATGATTACTGCAATTTTTCATGAGATTGTACATGTCAAACAAGGTGCACGTAAAGAGTTAATTGACACTGGATTTTGTACAAAAACTTGGTGTGGTGTAGAATATATTTGTATTACGAGTACAACAAAAGAGTATATGGCCCAACCGTGGGAAGCTGAAGCATATTATTTACAAGAAGAATTATTTAAGGAGTATGAGTATGTCGCGTAAATTTAGAGATAAATACCTTACTATACCAGAAATTAATTTCAAAAACCACTGGGCTGTTGGTATTGAATATTCTATTGTTGGAAGTCGCGGTGATAAATATACAGTAGTATTCACAGATAAAGGTTTTTCGTGTGAATGTATTGGTATGGCAGTACACGGAAAATGTAAGCATACAAAGGAAATTTCAAATAAATGGGTATCAACTTAAAAAAAATATTACCTAAATTTTTGCATTATCCAGAGAGATTGTTCATTGCAATCGCAACTCACGTATTAACTGTATATTTCTTTTATAATAGTATTTACGTGAATGAAGCATACTGGTTATTAGCTATTGCATTTGGTTTGTTTCAATTGCAAGCTTTTACTGTGTCTTCATTTTTGCATAAGGGCATTTCTCATGGTCACTGGAAATTTAAAAGTAAAACAATTGATGTATTGCTAACTTCATATCTTTCAGTTTCTGGGCATATGTTTCCAACTGGTCCTATTGAATGGGCAATTGCACATAGATTACATCACGATCACTTAGACGATAAATTAGATCTACATAGCCCTTCACAGATTGGTATGTTTGCTGCACATTTTCATTTATGGGGTGCTACAGTAAATAAAGATCAACTTAATAGAAAAATATATATCGACTTATTAAAAAATTATAAACATTTGTGGGTTTTCAGTCTTTACCCTAAATTCATTGCTTTTACGTTATGGTCATTAATTATTCTTTTTTTCGGTATAGAAGGCCTTAGTGTTTTAGCTGCAGCATCTTGTTTAGAATTTCATGGATTAGGTGTTATTGATGCTTATGCTCATAAAACAAAAGCTAAAACACGAAGCATTCCATGGTACTTGTGGGTTTTATCATTTGGAGATCCAGAAGGTATGTATCATGAGGAACACCACGCTAAACCATATGCGTATAGTTTTAATCCTGGTTGGTTAGATTATTCATCAAGATTTATGGAATTATTAGGCAAAATAGGTGTTATTGAAATTAAAGGCAAAAAATTAGATGTATTATCTAAGACTGAAATTTGATAATGATGAATCTATTGACATATATCCATACGATGATGAACTAAGTCAAAGATGGTTTAATGAAG